GTTTTTTAAATTGATACAATTTCTAGTTTATAAATAAAAGAACTTAGGAGGGAATTTAATGAGTTATATAAATAAGATATTAGTTAAAGGAAAGAGTGTCAAATCAGATACATTGGTACTTATGATACACACAAAAACAGATGGAGAGGATCTACCTGAACATATGATACATGGATACTTTAGTCCTAATGTATACTACAAAAGAGAAAAGAAATTTAATGTAGTATTTGCTATATTAAATAAAGCAGAGGATCAAATAATATACTCTAAAGATATTATGGATATAATAGATGAGGTAAGAGATGACTATAAGAATATAAAGATACTTACATATTCAAGAGATATTTATAATGCAGTTATAAAAGCACAAGATACATTAAAGCTTTATAGAAACGACAAGATTAAACCACTTAATTTAACATTTGAATATATAGGAAGATCTATTCATTCAGAATATGAGTTTGCTATTCCTTCTACTATTTTTTTCCTATACGAAAGAGAGCCTAAAAAAGTCATAGAAGAATTCTGCGATAGAACTTATCATGTGTATGGATGTGAAGGATATAGAAACGAAGACGATGAGCTAGTTCCTTATATGAATGATTATGCAAGATACGAAGCAATAAAAAGAGATTTTAAATATACGTTTATGGGAGGAACATGGACATATACTTATACAAAGAATGAAGAAGAAGCGATATACATAGATGACCTACCAGTTGTGATATCAGAAGAATATGCATTGAATAGTTTATGGAAACTACAAGAATTCAAACACTTAAAACCTATAAAATGGAATAGTGAAAAAGTAGAGGTGATGAAAAATGACGTGGAAGAAAATTCAAACGAATAGTACAAGTAAGTATTACTATACTGTACAAAACATATCGGTAATACCTAACTCTAAAGTATACTTAAAGATAAAAAATGCAGATACTCCACCTACTGATACAAATGGAGCTATTGTACTTACATCTAAGAACTATTTATCTTCTGTACTACCTACAAATTCGTATATTTACGTAGCTGAAGAAAATGGAGGTATAGCTGGAACTATAGTATCTGAAGTAATAAATCAAACTAACTTCAGTGTAGAAACAGTTCATGAAGATAAAACTCTTACAACTATACCTACTGTAATAAGTGTACCTAAAGGAGGACTGTTTGTACTTCAAAATAAATCAGATACAGATTTAAACTTTAAAGTATCAAATCAATCTGGTAGAGGAGTACTTGTTAAAAACCAAATGTTTGCTATAGCATTTGCAAAAGATACAAGAGTTACGGTTACTGGAACAGCTGGAGGTATATTCTCATATATAATAACATCATCTGTTAATATGACAGCACTCGATGATCAATTACAAGCTGATATAAACTTTATAAAGGCACATCTTCAAACTGTTAACCGTAGATATATAACATCTGAGTCTCTTGATCAAATATATTCTCAACTTGGAAGAGGATCGTTGACTGAAGAGTTAGTAATAAGAGGTAATAATAGTACAGAACATGTATTTGATACTGTTAAATTAAACCCTGTTGATACAACTGTCACTTCTATTCCTGATAGATCTAATATAGAAGTATTTGGAGATATCACATTTAGAAGCAATGGTGGAAGAAGTACATATAGAACAGCATTTAGCTTTACTATAAGTTCTAACCCTGAAGATAACTCTATAAATGATATTTATTTTGCTAACAAGGATGTTAGAAAGTTTATAGATAAAGTATACATAAAAAGAAACCCAGCTAAAGACAGAGTTCAGTTAATTCTAGTTACAAGTGGGAACTATGAATCAAATGGTAAATTCAGAATAAGAATAGATGGATGTAGACTTATTAAAGATCCTACACCTTTATCTGGTACTGCAACTAGAGAAGAGGTTATATATAGACATGATAACCTTGAATTCTATGAAGATGCCGATAGAAACGAGCTATCTTCAAACTTAGTTGAGAATGTAAATACACAACTTCATACTAAAGAGAACTTCAGCTTCAATAACGCACATTCTAGTGCAACTAAAATAGTACTTACATTACAAAATGGTAATGTTAATAATATGAGAGATGCTGTAGTATTTGAACTTAATGAAGGAAGTGGAGAGCTTATAGTTAGTCTTGGTAAAACACATTATAATGGATTTCAAGCAAATAAGATATATAGGATATACACACTTGGAAATAAACCAGGTCTTACTGCAACTTTCCCAATTCAACTATTCTCAGAAGTAAACCAAACTCAAGTAAGAGAAGATACTCCTGATGCAGTTAAATATAAATTCAAGTTACATAGATTCTCTAACGTAAACAGAAGTTACGAGTTCTATAAAGATTTCTTTAGAAAAATATATGACAGAATGAGAGCTTCTTTAACAGAGCAAGTTGTGACTACTACAAGTAGTGTAAATATAAAATATGAGTAATATAAATCCCGATATAGGAGCTCTTTCTTATATCGGGTTATACTTTATTTTTACCCCCATTTTTGACAATTGGATATAAATTAAAAGGAGGAATTAAATATGCGTTTTGACATAACTAAATCTTTATTCTCTCAAACTAAGAACACTGAGATTGCTGGTATGGAAGCAAGATCTATACTTAAAGATAGTAATATACGTATGCTTGGAAAAACACAAGTGTTCGTAGGAGAGAAATCGTCAACTGAAGTATCATTAGTATTTTCGATGTGTAGAAATATGGACGAATCACTTCAGCTTTATAAAGATATTAAAACTAGAAAGTCACCTCTTCTTATAGCTAAGATGAGAAGGTATTATACTCCAAGAAGAATAGTTGCTCCAATAGGAATAAAAACACTAAGACTTGATAATGCTAAAAATATAAGATATATAATAGCACAAAGACAGTCTTATTCTCTTCAAAGTATAATATCAAATGATTCTCTTATACAGGCTGACTCTGTCTTTTATGACTTGTCAACTTTATCAAAATTAATAGAGGATAATACAGTTGGAAAAAATCTAAAACTTACAGCTAAGATAAGACAGGCATGTCTTGAACTATACAAATCTAGAATACAAGCTTATACACCTGAAGAAACAGGTAGAGACTTCTATAAGTTTAGAATACTATACTTTAGAGGACCATTTCTTACTAATACAGGTATAAGAACTTCTATAATACTTACTCAACTTATGCGTAATTTTTCTCCGCTTCTTCTTTTCCTTGAATGGATGGCTACAGATATGATGGGATTTAAAGAATGGATGAAGAAATATGGAGTTGTACTTCTATTTGATAATGGTAAAGGAAGTTCTATGAGTTTAGTATTCAATGATACTTTCTTAAGAAGTAAAAACTTTAACTTAAGATTTATACTTGCTAAACTACATGTTCTTGATGGTAAGGATATTCGTGAAGTTGAGAATATGATGGAAGACGATTTGAATACTGAGATAAATGATGCTGAGTCTTTAGCTGGAGCAGATGACATCGAAGATTCTGAGCAAGATGTTAGAAAGGCAGAGAAAACTATACTTAAAGATAAATCTCTACCAGAAGAAGAGATTGGTGATCTTAAAGAAGAAGTATATGATGACAAAGTTAATCTTGAGATATTTGATGATGCAGAAGACACTGATATTCCAGAAGATGAGGATAAACTAACTGAAGACACTCTTCGTAATATAAACGAAGTAGATGAAGATCTTGATGATGAAATAATTCAGATAGCACAAGAAGTTGAAGATAATAAAATCGTCAAAAAAGACAGATCTCATGAAAAGTACTTTGATGAGATAGTTGATAAAAAAGATGCTACACAAATGGAAAAGGCACTTGCACTTCAAGAAGTACACAATTATACCAATCTTAAGAAAGCTGTAGAAACTCCAGAAGTTAAAAAGCTTAGAAAGAAACTTGTTGCGTCTTCTAAAACACCTAAAGAAATAGCAAGTGATGTTAAGAAACATATTCTTAAAGTTGAAGATACAAATATAGATCCAGATTCTGACTTCTCTAAGAATATGGTAATAACTTATACTAAGTCATATAAGAATGACTTTAAAGAAAATGATTTCCAAAACATAGTAAAAAATCCTATGAAGTATACTTACCCTGCTCTTCTTACTGATGTACAAAGTAAAGACATATCAGACAGAGAATTTATGGGATCACTTAAAACATTTAAGTATCAAACTCATAATGGTCAAGAACTAGAATTTAAGCTTCAAGTTCCTGAAACTACTGAAGATGGGCGTATATTTATAGGAGGATCTTATAAACGTATAAGTTTCCAAAATGCAGCAAAACCAGTTATAAAATCAGGAGAGAATGTAATCATAACTACATCTGGTGGTAAAAAGATGATATGTTCTATTCAAGGTTCATTTGCATCTATGGAAGAAAAGTCTGTAGTTATGACTTTAAGAAAGCTATCAGAACTTACTAAAGATATAAAAGTTAAAACTACAAAGGATCTTGGAGATTTTATATATAAAAATAGAGTATCTTATCCACTTATTCAACTTAATAAATACTTTACATCTATAAGAAGAGATAATGTTGATATAGATTTCCGTGGATACAGCAATGAAAATGGTAAAACATACATGGGACATATAGGTTCAACTCCAATATACCATGATCCAGAAAAGGATACTATGTGGGTTAGTGTAAATGGGCATAAAAGAGAAGCAAGTTCTATGAAGTTTATATTATCACTTTTACAAGAACTATATGGAGATGATGCTAAAAAAGCAATAGCAGCTGCACAAAATGTAACTCATACAAGAATAAATGGAGCATATGCAAGAGTAATGGGTAAAGAAATACCTATTATACTTATACTTATGATAGCATGTCCTTTATTTACTAAGGATGGAACAGATGGTCTTTTAAATATACTTAGAGATACGTTAGGACTTGAATATAAAGTAGTTAACTCTAAGAATATGGCTGCTGATAAGAAACCTGTTACTAACAGAATATATGGTGTTCTTGAACTACAAGACTATTATATACTTATAAAGTATAATTCTGTTACAGCAGAACTACTTTTATCTCCACTGCTTGAAATGGATTTTACACAATATAATAAACTTGATATAAACGTAATAATGCAAGACTATATTAAGAACTCTAATACTACTCTATATATAGAAAACTTCGTAGAAGACTTCTTAGATCCTATAACTGAAAGAATATGCTCTGTATATGGACTGCCTTCTGATTTTATAGGACTTATGTTATATGCTGTATCTTTATTTACAGATTATAAAACATATACTTCTTCTGATATAAGAAACTATCGTGTGATAGGTCCAGATGAAGTTATAAACAGATGCTTATATCAAGTTATATCAGATGCATTTGCTGCAAGTAACGCTAAAGTAAAACGTGGATCTAGACCAGATGTAAAGATATCACCAGATGCACTTGTACAAACTATAAATAAACTAACTTCTAAAACAGAAAGTAATGACTTATCTCCTATAAGAACAGTTATGCAACGTACAGAAGTATCGTTTAAAGGACATGGTGGTATAAATGATGAAAGATCATATACACAAGATAGAAGACTGTTTGCTGAACATAACGTAGGAACAGAAACAAGATCTACACCTTATTCTGCTACTGCTGGAATAAAGAAGTTTATGCCATTTAATCCTGTTATTGCAGATGCAACTGGAACATATAACTCTGAGACTCCTGAGAATGCTGTTAAAGACTTCAATCCGTCTAATATGTATTCATTTGTAGAGTCACTTGTACCATATATAGATTCAGACCATATAAACAGAGTTATAATGGTGTCTGGTCAATTTGGACATATTCTTCCAATAGAAGAAGCTGATACTTGTCCTATAAGTACACATGCAGACGAAGCTGCAATATATATGACACCACAATTTGCATACTTTGCTAAAATGGATGGTAAAGTTAAAGAAGTAAATAATGACTATATAGTAATAGAATATAAAGATAAATCTTGTGAAGGTGTAAAACTTGAAGACATAAATCGTAACTCAGATAAAGGTTATTATTTAAGAAACGATTTTATACTTTCTAGAGGATACAAAGTTGGAGATGTAGTTAAAAAAGGAGATCTTGTTGCATTCAATAAGAACTTCTATAAAAAGAAAAATAACGGTAAAGTCGGACTTGCATTTTCATCATTGCAACATGTGGTTATCATGGACCATCAACTATGTTGGGAAGACAGTTGTGCTATATTTGAAAAGCTTTCTAAAGCAGTTGCAACTCCACTTGCTAAGAGAGTAGCTCGGACAATTGACCTGAACAGTACGATCACCGATCCATTAACAGACATATACTCGGAAGTAGACGCAGGAACCGTACTTCTAAAGTATTCACAACTATCAGACGATGAAACTATCAACTCTATTTTCTCAAATGCAGATTCTCTAATACAAGAAGAAATGCATGCTAAATATAAAGGAAGAATAGTTGATATAAGAGTTTACTATAGAATGAAGAAGGATACTATAATGAGTGACTCTGTAAAGAAATTCATAAGAGATGTAACACAAAAACAAAGATTACAAAAGAATACAAGATCTCTTGAATCAGTTACTTCGAAGTTCAGTAAAGCAAATCTTTCAGGTGAACCACAACTTCTTACAAGTGGAAGATATTCAAAGATCAACGGAGATACTATTGAAGATGGTAAGATGCTTGTAGAGTATTATCTTGCTGTTAAAGATAATGCAGGTTCTGCTGATAAAATCGTTCTTGATAGATCTCTTAAAGCAGAAGTATCAACAGTATTCCCAGATAGATTAAGACCAGAAGGAACTCTTACTGGCAGAAGACCATCACTTATATTCTCAAATTATAGTGAACTTAATCGTATGACTTCAGGACTTAATAAACATGGTATGATACTTGCGATACTTGCAGATATAGCAATAAGAGCTAGAATAATGCTAAATAAGAAACCAGAACCAGATAGTCTACTAGACTATAAGTCTAATATGGATATGGTAGAAGGAAAGATAGGATTTAAATAAAATAAATTAAAGGAGGAATATTTAAATGAATGAAATAAGTTTAGTACAACTAAATGACCATGATGCAGATAAAGCATTAGAAGCCATGTTTGGAGGGGAATCTGAATATACTTCTGCTGTAGAATCTTTTTTCGGATTTGAATCTGCTTATCTAAATGACGGAATACTTCCATCTATTGGTAGAGCATTTAGAAATGCAACTACATTCAAAGATACTACAAAACTTAGAAATATGATGGACGATATAAGAAATATGAGTATAGATAAGATATCTCAAACTCCGTCAAATGTACAAATTAGTTATGAATATTTTCAAAAACTAGTTAACCTTGCTAAGTCTAGAATTAAAAACTATCCTGAAATAGAAAAGTTGACTAAAGAACTATTAAAAGAATACGACCTATTCTCAAGAGATGATAAAATGCTTGATGTATTAGGAGCAGCTGTAGAAGGTAATATCGGTAGTGTAAAGACTATATTAATTACTGGAATAGGAGCAATAGGTTCACTTGCTGCAACAGGAAAACTTATGTCACTTGCATTTGCTCCAAGTACAACACCTATAGGTGGTGCAATATTTGGAATGACAGCTGGTATGTCTGCATATGCATTTGGTGTTTGTGTAGCACTTTTTGCTTTAGCTTTAATGACAAAATTTGGAGAAAATCCAACTGAGAATACATCTGTTAAAGCAAACATGGATGAATGTAAAAAGAGACTTAAATCACTTGCTGATAAAGGACTTACTATAGTTAAAAAGCTAGCAGGAGTTAATCCTCAATCTAAAAATGTAACACAAGACTTAGAAACTTTAGCTGAAAGACAAGGAGTATTCTCTATTAATCAATTCATTAAGCAAACTAAAGTTAGACAAAGTGTATCATACGAACAAAAAGTTAAAATTGTAACTGAGCTTAAAGAATTATCTAAAAATGAAGAAGCTGTAAAGAATGCATTACAAACATCTGATTTTAAAAAGATGTTTACTGATTTCAACTCAATAATAAAAGGATTTAAAAGATGTGGACTAGACTTTTCTGAACTTGAACAACAAGTTTCAAACAGTGTAGAAATCCTTAAATATATAGTACTTGTAAATGATACAATGGTACAAGCTTTACAACAAGTACTAACAGACGCTAAGAAATACTAATAAAAGGATGTGATAAATATATGAAATTTGGATATACTATTGCTGGATTTGAAGGAGTTAATACTTTAGTAGAATCTGGTATAAATTATGCAAAAAATGACCTAGAGTCAATACAAGCTAGACTTGATGCTGAAACATATGAAATAGCTATGTTTGAGTCTTTGTCTGAGTTTAAAAAGTATGAAGTTGAATCTGTTATTTTATCTGATTTTTCTACAGGTTTAGAAGCAGATGGAAGTATAACAAATAAGGTTCCTGATTCTAATGCTCCTTGGTATAAGAAACTTTGGGAAAAGATTAAAGCTATGTTTAAAGCTATTGGAGAATTCTTCATGAACTTCTTTAGATGGATAGGTAGAAAATTAGGTATAATTAAAGAAGGTATAAGAACTAAATATATTCTTTTCTTAGCAAAACATACATGGGCTAAGAAAGCTGTCGACTTTATACTTAGAAAGAAACCAAATGGAGAAATTACAGATGCAGATATTGAAGAAGGAACAGCACAAACAGAAGCTGAAATAATAAAAGAAATTCAAGCAGATAGAGCAGCATTTGAATCTGTATCAGTTGTAGGAACTGAAGGACTTGGTATATGGAAAGCTGTTTCTGGATTCTTTGGTAATCTTAAAAAGAAAGTAGTTAATTACATTAAAGGACTTGTAAATAGATATAGAACTCCTGATGAACTTAAAAGAGCAGCTGGAGCTATGAGAGTAGCACAAGTTATGTTTGCTGAAAACGGAGGTAAAACATCTACTGTTGACGTTCTTGATATACTAAAAAGAACTAATCCATATCAAGCTACTACAAGTGGTGGAAATATTAAAAGTTTAATAAACTATTTAAGAAGTTATACTGCTGTAATAGCTACAATGCAACAAGATAAAGAATCTGCAAAAGAATTAAGTGAAAGTAAAGACTATGATAATGAAGCTATGATAGAGCAAACTATAGCTACAGCTAAAAAAGTTTTATCAGTTGGAGACGATAAAATGTTCTCTATTCACTATAAAGAAGTATCTCAATATACTGTGTATGAAGCTTATAAAGATAGTCAATTTGAATATCTACAAAAATTCTTAGATATGTTTAATGAACTTGCAAACACATTTTCTAAGAACTTTGAAAGTCAATACAAATATATAAAAGATATTCTAGATAGAGGAGATGCTGCAGAATCTGAGCTTCTTAAAGGATTCTTAGAAAACAGAGACGACAAAGTAAGACTTGAGAAAGCAAAAGATATATTAAGTATGTTAAGAGATTGTGGAACTAAACTTTCTAATATCTCTAGAAAGCTTATAGCTTCTGTATCTGAAATAGAATCTTATATATCAAGTGAAGACAAAGATGCTCCAGAAAAAGTAGTTATGTCTTCTGGAGAGTTTTAAGGAGGTAACTAGATGAAATTTGATTTCAGTCTTAATGGACTTGAAAATATTTCTTCTTTTAAACCAACTGAGGACAGACTATTTGCACTTGAATCAATAGAGTCAGAACTTTTAGGTTTTGACTCTGAGATTCAAATGAATGAAGCAAAGTCTGGATTTGAAGGAGTTTATTTTGATTCTACTATGATGCTTACAGGAATGGAAGCATTATTTAGAAAAAATAAAAAAGAAGAAAAGAAAGAAGATAAACAAGATGTACCTAAACAGAAAGAAGGTATCTTTAAACGTATATGGGAAGCTATAAAAGCTCTATTTAAAAAACTTGGTGGATATGGTAAAGCTGTATGGAAATGGTTTAAAAGTAAAGTAACTAACGGTTTCCAAAAAGCTAAATCTGGACTTCTAGCTATTATCTGTAAAGTATCTTGGCTTAGAAAACTTTGTGATTGGGTATCTGATAAATTCAAAGGTAAGCCACTTAAAGAAGTTCAAGATGAAAAAGTTGCTGAGTTTGCTGAAGTAATAGCAAAGAACGACGAAAAAGAACTTAAAAAACTTATAGCAGATAAGAAGAATGCTAACTGGGGAGCTGGACCAGAGTCTGTAGAGTATGTAGTTGGTACAGAAGGAATACTTGACTGGTTAAAAGGAATTTGGGAAAGTATTAAGAACTGGGTTATAAGAGTCTTTACTGGTAAAAAGAAAGAGATCTTAAAAAAAGACCCAGAAGCAGAAGCTCAAAGAATAAAAGAAGATATAACACAGTTGACAAAGGTTCCTAAGTTTGTTGTAAACCTTGGAAATACAGCAAGAATAAATGATCTAATGAAGAAGAAAATATCTCAATTATCAGCATTAGATGCCGAACAAAATCCAAGAGGTGGAGTTTGGATGCTTAACTATGCTGTACTATTAGCTTATTCACTTGAAATGTTCAATAACGATAAGGTTGATACAGGAGATACTTCTTCTGCTGTAAAACAAGAGTTTACATATGAAGAAGTCAATAAATTAATACCTGTATTAACTAATAGATACATAGATAACTTCCAACTAAAAAAAGATAGACTACTACCTGCTGCACCTGAAGATGATCCTAGACCTGAGGATTTTAAAACTACTAATATAGCAGATTTATACATAACTAAAGGATTTAAAGATGTGTTTACATACTTTGATGCGATTGAAAAATCGGCTGAGTGGCACGATAAGATATTTAATACAGATTTTGAAATGTATTCAAAACTTGTAGATAAAGATCCACAAATAATGTTGCCTTACTTTGCAGCTGACTTTGATGATCAACAAAAAAGACAGATGTTAGTTATGGAAGTAATAAGACTTAACCAACGTTTAGTTAAGAAGTTTGTAGAAGTATCTAAAGAAGTAGTTGCAGACGTTACACAATGGATAAAAGATTGGAACGACATGCAAGAAAAGATAAAAATAAATGATTTACAAAAAGAAGCAAGAGAGCAATTTGGAGAAGACTAATCCAAAATATACCCGAGTAGTATTAATTTACTATTCGGGGTTCTTTCTTTTTATACCCGCAAGTTAGAAACAACTTTGCCGTTTAATTTATAAAGTCTAGGAGGTAATAATAGATGGATGATAAAGAAAAAAGTCCTCAACAAGAGAATGAACTTGTGAGATCTACGGTTGATAATACTGTAAAAGCTGTGGAGAAAAATCTTGGTAATGTGGACTTAGTAATAAAAGAAAGAAATGAACATATAACTAAGATGCCTGATACCGTACTTAAGAATCTAGATCCTAATGAACTTAATATAACGTCTAGAAATATAAACTTAGATACAGGTACACTATTTACATTTAATGATTTTAAGAACGGAAAGCTAAGTGGAACTAACTTAGAACGTGAAATAGCAGATGGTATATCGTCTGCAGCTGCAACACTTAACTCTTTTATGCCTAACGGTAACCATGCTTTTATTCGTATGGTTGATCAAAATATATATCTTGGTGAAAACTTTCCAGCACTTGAAGAATCTCTTCAGTTATTTATAGATAGCTGTGTAAATGGATCTTATACAGGAGATCCTCTTGCATCAAGTCATACACCTTTTAAATACTATGATAAATCAGGTGCAGAAATAACTGATACAAGTGATATAGCAAGATTTAATGAGCTTCTTATGCCTACAAGAGCAAATTCTGTAAACTTAGAGAGTTTCTTTGATATAGAAATAAACATAAGAAAACGTGAAAGACGTGATGGTATGGCTCTTGTAAGATATGTACCATTTAAGAAGGTATTAAAAGAGCTTTATATAAAGTTTTTACTTAAGAAAACTAAAGTAAATAAAACACTTAAAAAAGAAAAAGTAGTAAAAGTAGCTAAGCTACCAAATACTATACCTATGCCAGAAAGAAAACCACAAAAAGGGTTTGAAGCTACGTCACTTTTTGCAAGTCAAGGAATATACCTTACAGAAAATCAACTTAAAAGATTTGGATATACTACAAGACAGATAAATGGATTTGAATCTTTAAGAGAGATAAAAACAGAAAGTATAGACGAATTCACACCTAGTTCACAAAAATATGAATTAGAGCTTACTAAATTTGCAAATGAATCATTTATAGAGTTCGTTGAAAGATATGCAACTGGTGCAACTGAAAAGATACTTGATTATAGATCAAGTACAGTACATGGATCTCGTGATGTAGATGGAAGTCCTCTTATAAAAGATATGACTTATGGTATAGTTGCTGAGTCTGCAAGATACTCTGAAGAAACTACAAATGAATTACTTGCAGTTCTAAGAGATCATTACTATGGACTTGAAAATATATCTACATTTGGAACAGAGTCTGCAAGTAGTGAGTATATTGGAATAGAATCTGTGCTTGAAAAGAATGATACTCTTGATAAAATATCTTTCTTTGATATCTATAATACACAATTTCCTGATAGTTTTGATATAAACCATGTTAATAAAGGATTTGAATCAAATGAAGATGGAGATATTGTAAAACCATATATAAAAGATGAAGTACAAAAGCTTTTCTACGATACAGCAATATTAGTTGATATAGATTACAAACAAGTAGGAATGGAAACATTTGAAGTAGGAACTACCCCAGATGCAGTTGCTAGTAACTATTTGCTAAATCATAGAAATGGAGAACCTATACCTCCTAAAAAGCAGATAATATCTAAAGATGAAGTTAATGATAATGCAATTGCTAAAGGAGATAATATAAAAGAACCTGATGAAAAAACTGTAAAAGAGCAGATACCTCATGGTAGAATAGAAAGATTATTTGCATCTGTAAAAGGTGGAGTTGTTGAGATACTAGATGGACAAAGAGCAATACCTGTAATGCCAGGTAAACGTGTTCTTGGAGCTTTCTATATTACACATAGTCATGAACTTATGAGAAACTTACTTCTTACAAGACAGTTTATGACTCAACCTCAGGCATTTATGAACCTAGTTGATTCAGAATACGAATATGCTGGATCACAAGAAGAACTTGTAGGAAGACTTATATTCTCAGACTACTTAAGACCACTTATAGAAAAGAATATGAGTACAAAGTTCTTACGTGAAAATGCTGATGTTATGTATACAGTACAAAAGATAATAGAAGATCAAGATTTATCAAATTCAATGAGTTATTCTGATATAGCAAACTATAATATGGTAAACTTATCAAGAATAACATTTATACCAGCAAGTGAACTACATGTTGCTCGTAATACAAGTGAAGGATTTGGTGAAAGTTTCTTCCAAAAAGCAAGAGTTCCTGCAAACTTTAGAATAATAGCAAATGAAGCATATCTTGCTTGGGTTATACACGATGGTAAACCTATAAACGTTATTAAAGTACAATCTGGACTTAGTGATGGTGGAGGAATGTTCGGTACTAATAATGCTATGAGACAGTTTCAAGCACATAAAATGACACGTGGTGGTCTAAGACGTATTAACGGACGTGGTCAAAGTATAACAGCTGATACTATAGTATATCAGTCACAAGGACAAGATGATATCATAACTCATACACAAATACCTGGTTATGAACTTAGAATAGAAAAAGACATGATGAGACAGTGGGAAACTGAAGCTACGTCAATAGTAGGATTTAACTCAGCTCTGTTTACATCAGAAGATGGTAGAATAGAACTTGCACGTAAACTTGCAGATCTTGATGAAATACAAACAAGTAAGATTATACACGAACAAAGACGTAATGCAAGACCAGCAAGTGATAGAGCTACTAGACTTTTACACCTAAGAGGTGGAGATGACGTTAAAGACATAACAGTTGAATACATGCCACCTTATCTAGTACGTGATAATAATATTAAGCAAAGTGAAACATTGAAAGAAGTAGCTGATACATTTGAAGCTATTAAGAATATTTATGAAGCTAAGTATGAAGAAAATGAAGAATATCAAGATGTTAAAGCATTTATCTGGAATAGTATACTTGAAAAGATGAACGTTTCTGATTCTATAATTACTGGAAGTGATGAAATACTTGCAGAAGCAAAGAGAAAAAAAGAAGCGGCAGAATCTACAGTAATGAAAGAAACGAAATAGAGAAAATAAGAACTCCTATACTCATTTATTCTGAGTATAGGAGATAATTATTTTTTTTACCCCATTATTTATATCTATTAAATGTATCAATAGATATAACTATTGATGGTATTAGTAGTAACACTAATACCACTTTAACAACAGTAACTAACATATCAATCCCCTCCTAAATTAATATATTACATTTTATTATATATAGATATTAAACTAACAACCGTACCCCCAATTTGAAACAATTTTACCCGTTTATTTAATTAAAAATATAAAGGAGGTCATCCTAGTGAAAACTGATTTTTTAGTAATAAAGAAAGAAGAACTTATCGGAATAATTAAAGAGATTATATCACCAGTAGAAATAAAACTTCATCCTACTACAGATATGTCTTCAATTATCGACGATATAAACAAGATAAACTCAACGTTAGATTATCTGAGATCTAGTTTATCTGGATTATATACTAGTAAGTATTATAGTGGAAACTATGAGGCAGTGTATTTTAAAGTTCCACCTACATCAAATCCACAATTATCTACAGAGTTAGAAATAAGAGCAACTTATAATATACAAGATAACACTAACCCATCACAAGGGTTAACATCTGTATCTGCTTTTTATATATCTAAACCTTTTATAATTGGACAAGGACCTACAGGAATACTTAATCTTGGAACTAATAGAACTGGTATAAGTTATTTGAATAGCATGATGTTTGAACTTGTTAAAGACAGACGTAATAATACACGTTATGTTAAAATGTATGTAGGTAATAAAAAGGCTCCTAATTCTACGTTAAGAAATATGTATATCTGGTTTAGATCAGATAATACAGATTGGATAATGTATCCTGAGTCTAGATTACCTGGTGGAACTACAACTCTTGGAAATCTTGTAGCTGAAACTACTAGAGAAACACAACTTGAATCTGAAACATTACGTAGAGAAGTTCCTGATATGGATAAACTTGTAAGATCAGATGATTACTCGTTTATTAAATCATTAACACAAGCTCAATTTGAAACTATGAAACAAAATGAAACTCTTAGAGAAGGGATTCTATACACAACAGATAAGATAGAGGAAGACTAGTATTAAAGGAGGATTATAATATGAGTGAAGTAAAAGTTATATCACTGGAAGAAGTTGAAGCTATAAAACAGAATATAATGAAAGAAACAGAAAGTTTACGTATGCAACAGCAAGAACTTAAAACTGGAATAAAGCCAGGATATGTAAAAGAAGACTATATAAGTGCAATGTATCAACAAAGTTCTCAAAATGATCCATTTAGATATGGTGAGGTAAGATATAATACTTATAGATCTTTATTTAATAAAGAAAAGAATGCATACAGAATAATAGATAACCTTATACTACCACCAGTAGCACAAAGACTTGATTGGAAGGTAATAGAAGATACATTACTTAGAAATACACAAAATGTAATACAGAGCTATATTCAAAGCTCTACTACGCTTGATATATCTATGTATGCTTATACTACAAAAGAACAGCTTATGGATATGAAATATCAAATGGGTAGAATCTATAACGCTCTTGATGATATTGCAACTATAGTAGTTAGTGCAACGTCTAACTTTATACTTGCACATATGATGTTTTATATAGACAGAAGTCATATCTTTTTACATATAAGAGAGAATGTATTAAGACCAAACATAAGAAAGTTTATGGAACAAGCAAAAGAATCTCTTATGGATCAAGATATATCTGAAACTATTGAGGATATTAAAGGAGAACTTAATCATACTGTAGAAGAATACATTCATGCAATGCTTATAGCTGTAGATACTAAGAAAATTCAATCTACAAGAGAAAAACTTCTAACATATAGAGATAGATTCTATAAAGACTTAGATGCTGCATTTGCAACTGGAGAATTTCTAATGCCTCAGTTCTTGCTAGATTTGGTTCTATTCACTACAAACGCAGAAGAGATAAAAGCATATAATGACTATATTAGTTTCTTAGATAGCTATAGAACATCTCTTACACTTGAAGCTAATAGAATTATATTTAGAAAGTTCTGTAGTCCAGATATAGTTGATACTGAGTTTGAAAAGAAACTTAAACATACTATACAAAAAAGAAATGCTTTTAATGGTATATATCTTGATGATGATAAACTTATTGATGGTATTACTTTTGATGAAATGAATATGATTATTCGTGCATGTTCTGGAAGACTTGATCCAGAAGATAGAGCTATGCTTAATGGTACAAGATATGCTAAAAGAGTATTTGAAATAATAGATCAACATGGTGGAATAAACTATTCTTGGTACTTAAAAGAACATAAACTTGCAAGAGTTGATAACTTTTCTAAACAGGAAGTACTATATGAGTTTAGAACAGATAAATTCGATATAGATGTAAATGAAGACATTAAGAGATTCCCTGAGTTTATAAAAAATGCTCTATATAAAGATGCTGAAATTAAAAATATACCAGAATGCTTTATTCATCAAACTGGATATGTTATAAACTCTATGACTAAACCTGAAATAATTGAAGGACTTCTTACTTCATATAAGAATATGTCTGTTAAAGAAAAACTTGCACAAAGACTTTCTGTTATAAATAACTATATGATACATGTAAGAAAATACGATCCTGAAAGAGTTGAGTACTTACAAAGTATAATGAATGACTATGAACATCTTGGACCATCTGGACCTGTATCTAAAGACTATGTTGATATAGGAACTAATCCTGTAATAGCCGATACTACAGAAGAACTTATAGATAAACTGGTTATTATAGAAGGTTTATGGAGAATGCTTTGTCAAGCACAAGATAAACGTAAACAGAAACTGGCTAAACTTACGTACAGTGACTATGAAGATAATAAAGAAGAAAAGAATAAGGATATTGTAATAGGCAATGATGGAAACTTTAGATATTCTAATGATGAACTGGAGTACAGAAGAAGCTTAGGTATACCAGATGATGTTACTATACCTAGAATACCTATTAGTAAAAACGAAAGAGATAAGATGTTAGATGCAGAAATAGCAAGACTTAATCCTAAAGGACAAATGTTTTCTGGAGGAGAAATGCATCCTAATATAAGATTCCTTACAAGAGTAACAGACGACATATACTACGATAAAGGAATGCCTTCTCTTAAACCTATTAATCCTAAAGATATAAAAGTAAATGATACTCTATATTAAATGAGGTGATTAAATGAGAATATTTGATATTGATATACCTGCCTATATAAGATCAGGTAAAGTTGGTATCGTAGACAGTACTAATAAAAGGTCCGAGGGTGGCCTTTTTTCCACTAAGATATTTGGTATTACAGAAAGAGAAAAGGAATCTCGTTGTGGAGTTATAAACTTAGGTACGTATATAATGCGTCCTTCTATTCTAGATATGTTTCGTAGAGTAGATACAGTAGTTTATAAATGTTGTACAGATTTTAAAATGCAGTTTGTAATATATGACGGACTGCTTGCAAAATACGACCCTAAAATACATCATGAACTTATGGATATAGGGTCTGGTCCTAAGTGGCTTTACGATAACTGGGATAAAATAGATAAAAAGAAATACTTACAAAGATCAGGGCAGTATGCAAACGTTGAACTTAAACGTGTTATGAGTAAACTAGACCGTGATCAAACATTTACCCACCACCAATGGGTAGGACCACTATTTATGCGTCAAGAACTTACAGAAGACAGTGTAATGCAAGACGAACTTAACGTATACCTAGAAGACATACTTAAGTATTCAATGATAGTAAATAACTTTCCAGAAGGAGCAATTGCACTTCAAAATAAAGTTATGGACTTATTTGACTATCTTGGAGAAAGATATCTTGGTCCAAATGGTGCAGCAAGAAAGAAAACTATGGCAAGAACTATAGATTTCTCTTCTCGTACAGTTCTGCTTACTAACGTTTACAGACACGACGAAATAGGAGAATCAAAGATAGACTGTACATCTGCAGGTATGGCAGTACACTTACTTGCTGGAATGTTTGTTGATACTACTATTAAAAACTCTATAGACTTTATAAAAGATCTGTATGACAGAGGATGCTTTGATTCTGATGTTACATCTGACATGCTTATAGTTTATGATAAGGAATATATAAGAGAGCAAATTAAAAAACTTGAAGATCCACATCATAAGATAACAGGATTTCCAGCAATATGTGCAGATGGAAGCTTTAGACCACTATCTATTCCTATAGATGTCTGGGATCCTCATAATAAACGTTATGTAACAGAAGAAAAAGAACTTTCTTGGATAGAGTTCTTTTATATAGTACTAGAAACCTATGTTGATGTGTATAAAAAACGTACAGTAAAGGTTACAAGATTCCCGACAGACTCAACACTGTCAACTCAGTATCTTAAACCTGTACCACTATCTTTATACCCAACATATTTAAAGAAATGTAAAGTATTCGGAGTAGAATACAAAGACTATCCATATGTAAATGATTTCATAAAGAATAACTACGACCAAAGACTGTTTGAAACAGCTACAAGAATAGCAGCTGGTACAGTAATTGGGTTCAATGGTAAAATGGTTGCCCCTTCTTACAGTAATGTGAGATTGAAAGTGTGTTAAAAGCTGGGAACTCCTAAAGCCTCTATGCCAGTAATGGAGCGTGAGCAGAAATAAGTTAGAGGATGATAACTAGAGTTTAAATGAAAAGGTTAAATACCCACTCTAGGTCGATACAATGGAAAATCAGCACTTAAATTGAATAAAGGAGTGTAATATGCTAGATAATAATATTTTTGTCGAAGGAAGATACTATAATAATGAGTACATAATAAAAGATGACTGTGCTGTACTTAGAATGATTAGAAAGAGTGACGGTAGAGTAACAGAGTCAATTCTTGATATAGATGATGTCGGCAGATGTAGCAAGTATATATGGTACCCTCATCACGATCCATACAAACCATCTAGCCTTGTGTACATAAGACACAGAGGACTATATAGACTTCACAGATTTATTATGAATCTAGATGATAAATCTAAGGTTGTAGATCACATTAACAGAAAACCATTAGATAATAGAAAGTGCAATTTACGTATATGCACTGTTTCAGATAATAATAAAAATCTTAGCATATATAAAAATAACACTTCTGGAAATATGGGAGTTTATTATAGTAATAGCAAAAAGAAATATGTTGCATGTAGAATGGTAAACTATAAACTTTATAGTAAAGCATTTAAAAATATAGAAGATGCTATTGCATATAGAAAAATCCTAGATAAAATGTAATCAATTTAAGTTCAACGACTATCTCTGAGATGAGAGTACTGGATAAGTGTCTGGGAAAAGCACACACCCAAGTAATTGGGATTGATTTAGTCTAATCATGTATAGTAAACGCCAGATACTATGCACCTTACAGATAACTGTAATGTCTAGTGAAAGCTAGAGAGTCTACTTGAAATAGTAGCACATGAAAGTAACGAATTCATGTAATAAAAATAGATCACGATGGCGATGAAACTTCTAACTCTCCTCTTAACTCAAAAGAGGCAGTTGAAGAAGCTCATAGAATTAATAATAGTTTACTTCAGCATTTTACTTATTCTGGTAAGTTTATGAATAAGGTTGGTAAAGATGCTGATCAACTTATGTATACATTTACAAGAGATAGAAAGAAATATGACCCACCTAAGAAATCGTGGGATAGTAAACATGAATTTATAGATTACATACTTAATCTTAAAGATGGTAAGATATCTATATCTACACTAACACATTACACATGTATTCAAGAACTAGGTAAAAGACCATTTGTATCTTTATATGATGATGTAACATTTAAAAGATTAGGTAAAACATATACTACTACAGTCGGAAGACTTATAATAAATAAAGTAGTATTTGCATCACTTTGGGATAATAAAGTATGGGATTTAGTACTTACACCTTTATATGGTGATGGTATTGAAAATCTAGTGGTTAAAATAAAAGATTACATGATAGAGGATAAAATAAAAGATCCGAATGCTATAAAGCAAGTTATAGATAGATATACAGAGTTTGGACTAAGACTTTCTACTATCTATAATGCAAACGTAACTAATACTATGATTTTATCAAATGAAGAGTTTGATAAACATAGAGATGAAACACTTAATGCAATAAAAGAGAAAGTTGAAAATGAAAAAGATGTAGAACTTTTAAATAAGACTATAGATGGACTTGTTGAAGATGCTAAAAAAGAGTTTAAAGATGATCAAATGATGGAGATATACGAATCTAAGAACTCAGGAAAGCTTGATAACCACTTTAGAAATATGAATATAGCAATGGGTGGTCTTCCTATGATAGGTGGAGGTACTGCAGTAATATTAGATTCACTTGGAGATGGTGTTAAACCTGTCCACTTCCCAGCACTTGCAAACGTTGGAATGGTAGGAGCTATATCAAGAGCAAAACAAACAGCTCTTGCAGGTACACTTCTTAAACAGATATCAAACGCTATGCAAAATATAAGAGGAATTAAAGGTGACTGTGGTTCTAAAGAAGGTATAGTAATAAGAAATGCTAGAAAAGTTGATCTTATGTATAAATATGTATTAAACTCAAACGGAAGTCAAACATACATAACTTCTGATAACGTAGATAAGTATATTGGAAAAACTGTTGAAGTAAGACATGTACTTAAATGTAAAATGAAAGACGGACATTTCTGCTCACATTGTATAGGAGAAGAACCATTTAAACTTGCTGGTAGAGATAATCTTTATATAGGAATGTTCGTGTTTGATGTGTCTTCTGCAATACTTAATATGTTTATGAAAATGACACATAACTTAGGAGCAGATGTATTTAGAATAGTAGATCTTGATAAGTTTATTTACCCTACACCACCTAAAGGAGTATTATTTGAAATAAGACATGATCCACTTGAAAAGGTAGATAAGGTATATTGTAATACAGATATAACTTGGTATGTACCCAAATCAGCTCTTACTCCAGAAGGTACAAACTATAAGATACTTGCACATGGATCTATTATAGAAAATGAAACACATAATAAGTACACGTTTACCTTAGGAACACAAATAATTACAAATCCTACTGAACTTTTAAAACCAGGACATCCATCAAACCCTAGCTTAACACACTATAAACTTGTGTATAAGAAAGGAGATGCTATAATAGAAGATACTATTATACCTAGAGATGAAATGACTGTTTATAAGATGTTTAATATATTCTTTAAAGGTTCAATAAGTAACCTTATACCATTAGAAACTCACTTAGAAGTATTCCATAATACTATATCTAATAACAAGAAGGTAAACATAAGTGATATTTCTATGGGTCTTATAATAGCATCACTTGCAAGAGATGCAGCAAATACAAGCAAACCTGCAAGAGAAACTGGTTCTAAAGACTATGTAATGATAAGTTGTGATGATCTAACTATCATGAGTGGAACGTTTAATGCGTTCTTCGGAAATGATGCTAAACGTGCACTTGCTATATCTGTTGCTAAAGATCCAGATAAACAGGATGAAGTTATTTCTCCTATGGAAGTAGCTTATAGAAACTAATAAAAGGAGGTTTATAGATTGGCTAATACAAAAGAGCTTAATATACGGTTACAAACAGCTAAAAGACTTATTACTAACCTTATAGTTAAGCAAAGTAAAAGAGCATTAGAACACGAAACAGAAGAGTCTATAAGAAACTATGTAGAATATTATAATGCTTTTATGAAACTTGATAAACTTTCTGACTATCCAAAATGGACTAAACAAGAAATTAAAGATGCTCTTATTGGAATTACCGATGATGACGCAACTATGCTATCAGAAGATAATGTAATAGTAGAACTATACAAACAAGGTAATTTCAACGATCATGAAATTGAAAGATTAATTGATGCAAAAAGAGCTTACATAATTACTAATTATGTGGAAACTAACGAGTATTATCGTATGCTCGTTGGTTTACCAACACTAGAAGAAGTGAAGAATAACGAATTCGTATACTATGAAGGAGTACCTCTTCATGAACTAGATTATGCAACTAAGTTAAGACTTAGACGTAATGGTAAATTTGATGAGTTATTTGATGATACTAGAAAACAGTATATTAGATTTATAGGAAGAGAGATAGATCTTATAACAGCTCGTGAAGCAGAAGAGTTTGAAGTATTATCTAATACCAAAGATAAAGCAGATCATGAAATGTATGCAATCTGTTATAATAAAGAAAGAGAAATGTGGATGAGAACATTCTATAATGAATATCTTATGTACAATACTGACTTTTATGAGGCAGAAGATGTGGTTACACTTAAATTGCAAGCACTTATCTCATATGTACTTGAAAGTAAGAAACCATTTATACATAAATCTACATATACTCAACAGGAAGCAATTGATATATGGAAATCACATGGACTTACTCTACCTAAAAACATGCCAGAACTTTATAGAAATAGCTGTACGTTTGTACTTAACTATCTTCTTATGTTTAAAGGAACTAACTATGTATTAAACTACATAACAGAAAAACTATTCTCGGGTCTTAATCTTTATAAGTATTTTATTCGTAAAATACCAAAAGAGAACGTAAGATATCCACTTACTGGAAATGAAAAACCTGAGGAACTATATGATGTAGAGTTTATACTTCGTCCATTTAAATGGTTATATCCATATCAAGATGATTATACTGCAAATGAAGACAAGATTTTATCATATGATGAAGTTGTACTTATGGATCCTAGATGGCGTGATACTGAAGAGCTTAAAAGAGCTGTATTTAGTGAGGAGTTTTCTTTTGCTGAATCTAAATACTTATCTTTAGGTAATTCAATAAACGTAACTAAGTTTGGACATTGGTATGCTATAATGCATAGATATATTATGGAAAATAGAAGGCTTGCTGAAACTCATAATATGACGTTAAGATCAACAGGACAAACACATAATTTCTTTGCTGTATTTATGTACTACATGTCTTTAACTACGTTCCAAGCTCATAGATATCATTTATTTGAAACAGATACTATGCCTGAAATTAATAAGGTATATGGATTCAAAATTCCTAGTAACTTTGATGAGATTAAAATAATGTTTATATCTGAGTTTAATGCAAGAAGTTTTAAATTTGCACTAAATGAATTCCCTGATGCTTTAAATAATAACTCTACTTTTATAGAAATGCTTATTGCAATGGAAAAAGCTATGGGAATACATGACATATTTGATAAACTTAAACTTAAGATTAGAAACTTAAGAGAATATCTTGTATTAAATGAAATAGAACGTATAGTAAGAGAAGTTGATAGAGTTCCAGAAGTATTTAATCAAACTAGAGGAGCTGAAGTTCCTACTACTTATCAAGATATACTAAGACAAATAGATCCAATACTATATGCAGAATACGAAAGAGTTAAAGCTCCGTTTGATATATCAAACCCTACAGATGAAGAACTTGCAAGAAGGGAAAACCTTATAATAGAACTAGATAACTTAACACAAGAGTTAATTCAATATCTTACAAACCTATCAAGAAATACACTTCCTAATTCTCTTAGAATGGAAAAAGTTCTTGATATGACACAAAGATTTATGAATGGACTATCTAAGTATCTTTTATACATACTTAAAACCTTCAAAGCATATGCTGTAGACTTCATATCAGAAGGAGGACTATTAAAAATGGGTCCTGACAGAGAATATCAACTTAACTTTGATAGTATCTGGACACATGTTAGACATAATCAAAATGAGAGAATGAATATAGGATCTAATGATAGAATAAAAGTAAAATACCTTAAACCAATAGCTAAAACTATACAGTCTAATCATGATAGCTTAAAGATTTCAACTATATATGGAGATGTTGCTATCTATGATGGAGAAGGAGGAAGAATTTAATGGAAGAAAAAGATTTAAATCTTAAAACAGACGAGAAACATAAGTTCGTCTATAGAATATACGACGATAAAGAAGATGGTCACGTCGTAGGAGAAGTTGTAGGTAAGAAATTACTTGAAGATGGTACTTGGGTTGAAGTTAGATTTAAAAATAAAGTAACAGTACAAGGACTTCAACATATAGTTACATCTATATACAACGGACTTACACCTACACTTAATTCTAAGTACTTCGAAGATGAATTATTTAGAACAGATGTAGCAAATACTAAGTCTAAAGTTACACTTAAAGCAGGACCTACAAAGATAATAGGACTTAACCTTGCTAAAAATGGTGCAAATGGAGGAGATATTATTCCATTTAAACGTCATCTTGATGGATTTAACGATAACTTAGATGATTTAATACCATGGAGAACAGTCTTACTTACACAAAATGACTGGGTTAAATATAAACAGATATATTTACATCATAGAATAGTTGAAATAAGTGGTATCAAATATGTAGAATACTTCACAAAGAAAATCACATTTAGACCATTCTATAAAACAGATGATGGACATGACATACCTGATAACCATGGACAAACTCTATCAACTGATAAAGATTGCCGTGCTTATATAGAATGCGATATAGATGTTGGAACAGATGAGTTGCAAGAACACTTCAGACTTAAACATGTAGGAGGAACAGACGGTACATCATTCTCTGCATCTCTTCTTATGTTTGGTTCACCAGCTGAAATATTACTTGACGGTACGAAGTATGAAACTATTACTAAAACAAAAGTATTCTCAAGATGTAATCATATAAACTTATATCATGGATCTGCAGGACTTGTTGATGTAAAATATGAAGTGAACCATGTATAGAAGAGGTGGTTTAAATGGCAAATTTTGGTAAACATGGAGGCTTATCTACTGCTGTTGGTAAAGCTAATAAGGGAGCATCAAAGTTAGGTCCAGGAGCATTAAAAGATAAACTTGCAGGTGGATTTGGTTTATCAAACGGAGGTAACTCTGGTTATAGTGGTGGATATGGTCTTGATTTCGGACTTGGTGATGAAGGAGGAGGTACTCCTTTTAGAGATGTTATAACTGGAGGTATATTTGATATACTACAAGCTAGTAAACCAACAGGTTATGATGAAAGAGCTAGTTATGCTAGAGGAATTAAAAATGATCTATATGGACTTAGAGACACTATAACTAGTAATAAGTCTTTAATACAAAAGACAGATGAAGCTCTGCAACGTATAGCATCTATTGCAGAAGGAGTAAGAGTAAACCCTGCTACAACACTTGAGGATAAACTTAAAGACTTAGGATACGGTATATTTCATGACTTCTATGAAAGAACTATGAATAAGTATGGTAAAAAGCTTGAGAAAGTAAATAACTTCTTTAATAGATTAGGAAGCATAGGTAGTTCATTTATTAATATATTTGGACTTAATGATAACTCTATTATATCAAATGCAAAAGCTGGTACAAGTAGAGTATTCAAATCAATGAATGCAGATTATGTTCAAAGTATAGCTGGAAAAGATTTATTCTCAACTGGTTTATACTTTGGAGAATATGCAAGATTTATGATGGAAGATCTTGGATATATTTGGGATACAACTAAATCTATAGCATTCTCTCGTGATTATGCATTTGTACATAGACCATTCCTTGAGTCTGATAATACAGGTAGAATAAAATCCTATGTATTCTTTACAAGACCAAATTTAAATCTGTTTGTAAGAGGTAATAATAATGAAATAGCAGCAACTGGAGAACTAGTACGTTATGATACATTAAGACAGTTAGTTCTTTCTGATCCAGCACTTTATTCTGAGCTATGTAGAGATGGGTGCAATAAATCAGCTTTATTTACATTCTTAAATAACTACTGTCTGGAAGTTCCAGCAATAAGAATGAATGAGTCTTCTCGTGAAGGTGTTCGTAATATGCATGGAGGAACTATTCCTGTACCAGGTAAACCTGAAAACGTTGGAGTTGAAATATCGGTAACATTTACAGATAATGCAAGAGCTGATGTTGCAAAACTTCTATACTGTCTTCGTAAGTATGCACACTATGTAGCAGAAGAAGGTTACGCAATGCGTCCAGAATATATAAAGTATCAAGCACTTGATTCTTATATGTCTATGTATGTTGTAACAGTTGATACTGATTGGAATATAATAGGATTTGGATTTGGTTGTATGTTATCTCTTGCTGATACTCCTACACATTTTACACAACATAAAATGGAAGGATTTGAAAAACCTGAGTTACTAGATAGTTTCTCAGTCACATTTAAAGCACTAGAATGGGATGCTCATGCACCTGAGTATTTTGATTACTTTAACTGGATAAGTAATTTTAACCCAGCTAACGTAGTTGATACACGCGGTTCAGCTCTTACTTTACAAGAAATAACACGTGATACTCAATCAGGAAGATTTGGATGTCCTTATAGAACATCTGTATGGACAGAAGACTGCGGATTTAAAGGTGGATATGCTAGTGGTCCTAGTATAGCTCCATCATTTCAAAGTAAAAACATAGATGCAAAAGCATTTCCTAGAGTATTTGAATATGTAAATTATGCACACCGTGGAGTAGGAGAACTTCTTGCACGTAATCCAGGTGTATATGTAGCTGTAAATAGTAATGATCCACATCGTAGAATATTTAGATTAGGGTTTAGTTATTAAGGAGGTATAGATGGCATTCGGAGAAAGAAATAGAGAAAATACAAAAACACTTCCAGAACTAGATCTTAAGGGATTTATAACAAAAGCTAATGCATACTGGCAAGTTATATCATATGAAGGTAAATCTAAACTTATTATGAATAGATATCATACATGGGATACCTGTTATCATCATATAACAGAACATCTTATGACATATTTAAATGAAACACTTGGTTATAAGATAGATGGTACAAACCTAGAACATGTTTCAGCTGACCCAAGCTATGATATGCGTGATGTAAGAAAGATACAGATACAACCAGATTTACTTCCAAGAGGAGTATTTATATTTACACAAGATGTAAATCAAACTGGTATAGTTAATATTCCATCAATGGATCAAACTAATATGTTTAAAAAGAAACCTAGATTTACAGCTATGGTAGTTAACTATAAGAAAGATCCTAATGATGGACTTATGTATGACTATATGAAAGATCTAAGATTTGCACTTACTGCTGATTATAGATTTAATACTATGCTTTGTGCATTTACGGTTATGGTAGGAACATTAGCTGAGAGAATGGAAGTTGCAAGACTTTGGAGAGAATTCTTCCCAGATAATGTATCTACTGACATATATAGAAACTTCTTCCCTTTTAGAACTATACTTGACGATGTAATACCTATAAGTTATGATATAGAAACAGTTATACCTAGGGAAGTTGAAAATACATTAAAGAAGATGTTTGGTATTGACTACATAAATGAAGATCAAAATAGAAGATACAAACGTCCTTCTGATGATAAGCTTTTAGACTTACTACAAAGATACTCTGAAACACCAGTTGATTTTAAAGTTATTGGTGGAGAAGGAGAGTTATACTTTGTATTTAAGTACAAAGCACAAATAACTTTAACTGCAGAATCTATACAAGAAGATACTCTGCCTCTTAATAACTTAAATATACATCAAGTTAGATTTCAATTCCTTGTAACGTATCCAGAAGTTACAAGACTTGCACTACATGCTGATCTAACATGTCCAAATTTTGATAATCCTAATCTTGATGTTAAAACTGGTAAGTTATATAAGATTGCAGATGAAACATACGAAGTTAAAGAAGTACAAGACATAAGAGTTGCACATTGGCCTGATCAAATAAATGAAACTGTACTTGAAAATAATATAATCTATAAGATATCTCCTGAAGATGTAGTTCTTGATGATGTCGGAGAGTATGCTTATACTGATATAAAACTTGACAGACTTATGATAAATCCTTTAGTTTATGGATTTATTAAAAGAGCGGAAGCCAGATATGGTTCAATTGAAGTTGAACCTGGTAAATTTAAAGCTAGAGAGTTTTATAATATAGTTGCTATAAGAAAGAAAGTTCGTAAATTCGAAGAAGAGTTACCTGAACCTTATGGTAATACAGTTGGTACTACTATAGATTATAAAGAAGCTTGTATAAAAGACATTTATGCTAAGGTTGATGAGGAGATATTTATTGGAATATACTTAAATAAAAAGGAATACACTGTATTCTTAGAAAGAGTAGGTTACACTGGAAAACCTAATCTTGCTAGACAAACACCAACTGGAGAAATATAAAGTAGTCTGAGTTCCTTAAGTGGGACTCAGATTTATTTGTACGCAAAGGAGAGATAAGTGTGGATATAGATAAAAGAATAATTATGAAGCACAATCTATACGAGAAATATCAGGAAGAATGTCTTAATATATTAAGGAGACATAAACCAAAAGCGTGTGTAGTAGTTGATAAGTATACAGCTCCTCTTCATGATTATATATTAAAGATTGCAACTGAAGAAGATCTTAAGTTCTATACTGATAAACCAAGGGGTAATGTTATTTCTTGTAAATATATTTCTAATAAACTTGATATGGAAACAGATTGTAAACTTATGGTACTAGAAGATATTTATGAATATAAGGAAGAGATTAAACTTCATATAATAAAAACCACTACTACAGATGATATAGAGTCGTTTATTAAAGGGATGACTAAAAAGTTATCTTCACTTGGTATAGGTGCAGAAATAATAGAACTTAATGATTTGACAGATCTTTTAGATTACACAGAAGATCAAAGACACACTATGACACCGTTTATAGTGTTAAAACCACTATCTAAAATATTTACAGATAATGTAGAAAGTCTTAAAGTTATGTTAGGATCTCTTGATAATGCAAATTATCGTGATGTTGATTGTTTTCTAGACATGGATACATCTACTAAGTTAAATAACTGTAAGCTGGGATATGTTCCATCTACACTTGCATCTGTAATAGAAATATTTAAAGAATTTAATATCACAACTAAAAACTATACCCATGTATATGTACTTGGTCAATCACCTCATTTAGGAAAACCAATAGCAGACGTACTTGAATATAATAACTATGCTACATATACGGCAAATTCTAGAACTTCTAAACACGTAAAAGAAGCGATATTCTATTCATCAGATGTAACTATATCTGTTACAGGATCACCTGATATATGTAAGCTTTTTAATAAGCAACATGTATCTACAAACTATGATCTTGCTAAACGTGTTGTAATAGATGTAGGTATAGTAAAAGAAAATGGAAAAATAAGAGGAGATGTACCAAATGATATAAAGTCGCAGTACATGCTCTATAACAAAGTTCCTAATGGAGTAGGACTTATAGATACTTCAATAGTTGCATTAAGAACTATTGAATCATATTATACACAACTTAAGTTGAAAGGAGAACTAAGATGACACAATTTGATAAGATTTATAAAGATATAGTAGAAGACATTATAGAAAACGGATATGATAGCAGTAATTACGGAGATGTAAGAACTAGATACGCAGACGGGACTCCTGCACACTACAAGTTTAAATTCGGACTTCATTTTAAACTTAAAGTAGACTGGAATAATCCAGAAACATTTCCTCTATTAACTTCTAGATATACACCAGTTAAATCAGCGTTTAGAGAAATAGCTTGGATATGGTTATTTAGATCTAATAATGTTAAAGACTTGAGAACTAGACTTGATTGTAGATTTTGGGACGAATGGGAAAGAGCTGATAACACAATAGGTAAAGCATATGGATATCAAATAGATAAACCAGTTTATAATAATAAATCACAACTTCATTATATAGTTGAAACTTTAAAGAAAGATCCTAATTCTAGAAGATGCATAAGTGAAATATGGAATGTTGACGATTTACCAGATATGCAACTTACACCTTGTGTACATCTAACTCAATGGAGTGTTGCAGGTGACGAACTAATACTTGAAGTGAAGAGTAGATCATCGGATATAGGGTTGGGGTTAGTTTCTAATGTGGCTCAATACTCAATACTACAAAAGATAATAGCTGATGAGTTAGGACTTAAAGTAGGAGAATTTATATGGTCATCACATAATTACCATATATACGATAGACACATTGAAGATATTCAAAAGCAAGTTGAAAGCACTGAAACACCAGGAGATTGGAAACTTGTTATACCTGATAATTTCCCATCTATTCTTAAAGATTGGGATATGAAAAATGATGAAGATGTAGAACTTATTAAAGGAGTTTATATAGAAAACTATAAACCTAGTGATTTTCCTAAATATAATTATGAAGTAGCGATCTAAAAGGAGTTGTGTGTATGCTTAGTTTAGAAGAAGTAAGACGTCCTAACTATATGGACTATAATATAATAAAAAGACTTGTCGAAGAAGTAACTGAACTGTCTAAAGAAAAAGCTGAAGAATTTGTAAGCAACCTAAAATCAGTAAAGGAGACACCAGCAATTGCATACACAAGAAGAATATTCTTTCTTAAATATGAAGAAAGAGCTGTTGGACTTCTTATAGTATCTAAAGATCTTATTGATCCTAAGATAGAATTTATGGCAATAGAAAAAGCTTACCGTAAGTTTGGAGGAGGAACAGACATGTTTGAGAAGTCTTTTAAACTTCTAGGTACTACAAAACCTGTAATAGAAATACCAATAAATAAGTACTTAGATTTTAAAAGCTTCATAGAAAGATATGAATGGACTGCTAGTACATTTTATGTTAAAGATGGTATTAAGATATTTATTATGAATAAGTTTTAAATGGCTCTAAACGAGCGTATAATGGGTCTATTTTCCAATATTTTATGTATTTAATGCAATTATACTATGTATTGGAAAATAGGCTAAAATAGGAGGTTTATATGAGTGAAGATAAAAGAGATAAATTATTAAGTGGGATAAGATCATTTATAGAAGAATTTAACTTTAACGGAAATAAATATGCACCTGGTGAGGTTATACTTAGTAAAAGAACTGTATTTGAAGTATATCTAAACGATGTATTTAAAGAATTAAAAGATCTTACAAGAGAGGATAAAGAGTACTTATTTAAAGAGATAGTTAAAATGGAAGTCTTATTTCCTATACCCTACACAACTAATAACTTTAAAAAGGTACACTATTTTGCAAATGTAATACGTAATGTTGCAAACATAGTATTCAGAGATGTAGAAGAAAAAGAAATAAAGATAGATATCGTTTCTAATGAACCACTATTTAAAGACTTCTTTTTGTATATAAGATCAAATAATGAAGAAGGAGCTTTTCTTTATAGAAATTCTGTCTTTGATATAGACTCAGAGATACTCGAAGAAACTAAGATAGAAAAAGAACAAGCAACTATTTTAAGAGGAAGATTTACATCACCTTATGTTAAGATGAATATAGCTCCAGTTACATCTAATATATCTATAGTAAAGCTTCCAATTAGAGAAACTACAGCTACCGAATAAAAACAAGTTTCCGTATTTTTAAAGCAAATCAATACATAAAGGAGGTATAATATGGCTGATAAAAATATCTATGGATCTCAGCAATTAACTGTTTCTGATAAGTACCAGTTAGGAGAGGCCATAGTTGAAGAACTAATAAACTCTGGTGTTGCTGTAGAAGATTTACCTATCATGGGACCAGAATCACGTATGATACAAATACTGTCAATGGTACACGATATGACTTCTGAGAAAATGGACACTATGTATAGAGAAGCATCTATTATAGACTGTAACTTCTATACAAGTCTATATTCACATATGGCACAACACGATCTTGACATATCTCTTGCTCATCCATCTAGTATGGAGATGTTCGTAAGACTTCCTCTTACAGAAGTAATAACACTTGGAAGACTTATATCAAACGATACTTGGGAATTCTTCTATACAAACGCTAATACAGTTGTAATAAATGGCTATCCTTTTATAGCTGAAAATGATATTTATACTATAAGAGTTCAACAAGTTGATACAGATTTTAAAGTAAAAGTTCACTACACAGACTCAAATGGAGACAGACATTTAATTCCTACACAAAAGATACTATTCAATGACGACTATTATATTCTTTTTACAGCTAACTTTTTACAAGTTACAAAAGAAATTAAGTATATGCCAGTTGGTAATAGAGACATACAAAGATGGCATATCCAAACTAAAGGACTTATATACTCATTTAACTGTACATATAAGAATACAGTAGAATCACCTGAAATAGATCTTACACCAAGAAACTTCTATTCACGTGGACAAGGAAATTTTATAGAATACAAAGTATCTGGAAATAAGTCGCTTATATTTGAGCATAAATATGTTCCAGGTGGATTTAGACCAGAAGTAAATGGTATCATAACTTGTTATTTACTTACTACTACTGGTGAAAATGTTAAATATAAAGGTATTGCAAAAGCAGAGGATGTATATCCACCTGAAATGAATATCTATTATGAACCAGTTGGTGAATACTTTGAATCTAAAGGTGGAAGAATAGCTGATTATGGAAAAGAATCTATAAGAAATCAAGTTATAAAGACTAAATCAGCAAGACGCAGAATAGATACTGAAGTAGATATGACTAATTACTTAAGAACTTATGAAGGGGCATCTGTATTCCATCCTAAATTAGTTCTTAATAATGTAAAATCTAGAATATTTAATATCTATACTGTACTTAACTTTAATGAAAGTGCATCTATTACTAAAGAGCATAAGTATACTATACCTACAAACTCTTTAGATATAGAACTAGATATATCAAGACTACCAAATAGAACAGTTGGAGGAAAAGATTTCTTCTGTCTTCCATCTACAATGGCACTTAAATCAACGCAAGGGACAGAAGCAGATCTTACAGTTCCTTTATATGGTGGATGGACAAGTGAACCTTCTGAGGTTGATGCAAGAACAGCTAACTCATCTGACTATCTTCATAGAATTCCATTTATATTAACTTATAGTAAGAAAGAAAATGCTATAAGAACATATATGAATATGCAAGTTGATGTTCCTTACAAGACTAAAATAATAGAAGAAAACGATGATGACAGTATAAAAACTCATATTATAAATACTACACTTAGAATGGACGACTACGAAGAGTATATTGATCCAGATTTAGGTGGAGCTAAGAAGTCTACATTTAGAGTTAAAACTGAAATAAGATCCGACAACGAAGAAATTCCACTTATAGCAACAGGAGGAGATCAAAACTTTACAGCCACACTTACTATAACTGGAACAAATGGTTACACAGCAGATGTACCTCTTAGTAGTATGGTTGAAGTCGGAGAAGATCAAAAGTATACTCTATTCTTTGACTTTGAAACAGACAGACTTATATACGATAAGGAATTTGATCTTAAGTATACTGATAATGGTGGAGTTAAAAGACATATGACTGTAAATGTAGCTCAAGATATGGTTCTTAAACTTTACTATATAACAGGCGGAGTTCATAAGATAATATCTAAATACCAAGCAAGAGTTGAAATGTTTAAAGATGTAACATCAAACTTCTTGATTCAATCTAATCCTATTGCTAAAGTAGGTTCTGTTGGTAACGATATTAAATTCCTAGCTGTTCCAGTAGTAGCTCATTACTTCTATGAGATATTAGAGAACAGAACTAAAGTATATAATGAGCTAATAAATGTAATGAACTTTATGAATAATGAGATTTATGCAGAACTTGATCAATATAGATCTCATGGTTTTACATTTAAAGACTTACAAGAAACTTCATTTGGAATGAGTTGTAAGTTTGCAAGAACTTATGGTAAGTCAAGATTCTTACAAACAGGTTCATTAACATTTAAACCTCTTGTAAACTTAGAGTTAAGACCTACATTATACCTAAGAGTTCTTGAAGATAGTTTTGATAAATCTACTATCTCTGAATACTTAAATAATGGATTTACATCACATGAGTTCTTAACATCAGATTTACATATGTCAACATACATAACAGACATGACAAATGAATCAAACGGAGCATTTGAATTCTTACAAATGGTAAACTTCGATAGATACCAAGCCGATTCACATATGATTAAACACAACGGTCGTGATGAGAAGAACGACGATGTACCAGAAGTTATAGCTATAGCCTCACGTTATAATAGAGAACGTAGAATGTGGGAATATGATGTAACTTATGGAGAAATATAAAAGGAGGATTATAATATGGCTGAAATAAGAACCAAAGTTATAGGTGGTAATATAGATAACATTCTACCTAATACTAAAAAGTATTTTAGAGTAGTAATTCTTACAAATACTGAATCTGATTACCCTTTAACTGAGTATCTTAAAAATAACACAAGCTTATTTTGTAAACAGTATGAACTAAATGGAGCTATCGTAGACTGCGACTATTACTTTAATTCATCTTATGGTATAGGAATATTCTACTATATGGCAGAACTTGGAGAAGGATCTACTTATAATGATAAAGACTTTGCTAATTCTGAAGCATCGTCTTTTGTAATAGATATAAATGAAATACTTGCTGGTCAAGATCCTAGTGATCATCCATATCTTCATGTGTTTGATTATACTAAAGATAAAACTGAAGTAATAGATACTATAAATAGACTTAGAAAAGATGTAGTATTCAAATCAGATTTATACGCAGGTAGACTACTTGGAGATATAGTAAATGACTTAGAGATACTATTTGGTGCAAATGAAGGTGTTCCTGTTGAAGTAGGACAAGTAGATCTTAATAAAGAAACTGAAAATGCTGAAACTCCGATAGAACACTACTTATTAAAAAGAGATAACTTACAAAGAGATATCGAACATAAAACAGGAGTACTAGAAACACTTAAAGCTGAGAAAGCCAAGATTGATAAAATTATAGAATCTATGGGTGGAGATCCTTATAAAGAAGATAAAAATCCTGATGATGGTCCTATAGATTTTCTAAAGGAAGTGTTTAATCGTGAAGTCACTGATACTCAAGTTGAGGAACATAAGGAAAAAGAAACTGAAGAAGTTAAACCAGTTGAAGAACCTGCTCCTACAACTGTTGAAGAAACTAAAGAAACTACTGAAAGACAAGAAAAGACTATAGAAGATGTAGAAAACATTCTTAAAGGATTAGATGTATCATTAAACGCTACAGAACCTAAGACTGAACCTACAAGTGATACACCACAAGAACCTAAAACAGTTAAAGAACAGATAGAAGAAGAAACTCAAGTTGCACAAAATGTTATAAATAACGTTAACTTAGACAGTGTACCAGAAAGAGTTGACGTAACTAAAGAATTATTAACACCAACATCTGAACCAGTAACAGAACCAGATAACGTATCTAAAGATGAAGCAACTATATATGATAACGCGAATCAAGGACGTAACTTAGAGGAATATGTAGAAAAACTTATATCTTCAGATGATGATTTCTCTGGTGATTGGGATGACGAACAAGAGTTATTCCAAATAGTAATGACAAATGATAATAAAGCTAGAGAAGAGTTATCAAAAGATGAGTATAAAGCTTACTTGGATTTAGTAACTAGATACTCTCTTAATAAGAACGACAGACAAGAACTAAGCTCTGGAGTTTATAATTTAAGAAAAGCTAAGTTTGATAACATAGGAGCTTTTGGATACGTTAATGATTAATAAACAGATTATAGGAGGATTATATTATGGCAGTAAAAGATGTACAATTATTTTCAATGGTTAATTTTGGATTTGGGGAAAATGCAAAGCAAAGTAGACTAAGACTATTAACTAAAGGTTATGACTTTGAGTTAGCAATAGATAATGGTCAAAAGACAGATGGAAAGCTTTCGTTTAACCAAGCAGCTTCTGTTACAATTTCTCAAGATGATATTACTACACTTAAAATATCATTTGTAGATCAATATCTAAAGCTTACTAGAACTAAGCTTTGGGAAATTAGAAAAGAAGGAGTACCTACTAGATTACATGACATGTTTATTTCTTGTAAAGGTGATGAAAATCACAAACTATATGCTTTGAGATTTATTACTTTCTGTGATTTTGATGCTAATAAGAAAATGAATATGACTACTAAATGGATGATCTATGGATTAAGCGGATACGAAGAATATTCTGAAATAAGAAAGTCTAAGGAATTCCCTAAAGAAGCTGTACTTGCTGAATACACACTTAACTCATTTGGATCAAATGACGGAGAACCATATGTACCTAAAGCAACTGTACTTATGGAAAAACTATCTAATATTCTTGAAGCAATTATTTCAGGAACATCATTTACTTATGGAAACTTTATAATTGAATACGGAAAGGAACAAACAGAAAATAAACCATCTTCTGGATCTAAACCTTACTACTCAGGTAATTCAGCACCTCCAGTAGATAAAGTAGATGAAGACGAATTTCCTTTCTAATTAAAAGGAGAGATTTATGGCATTAATGGATTTAGCAGATGAAGGTAGAGGAAGATCTTTGTCTAATAAATGGAGTGTATCTCTTTTTACAAATAAGAAGAGAAATAAATACGTTCCTACAAGTGAAATAAGTGGTATCCCAAAGGAAGATGCAATAGAACTTACGATGGAGATAGCACAATTACAACAAGCACTTGCTAAATATATAGCAAGTAATGAAAGAAAAGGAAGTTCTGTTAGGACTTCCTTGACTGAGCTTGAACTTTATATAAAAGAACTTAAAGATAGCAATGCAAGACCAGACTTTGTAACAGCAGCGTATTCAACTAAGTCAGATCTTCTTAAAACTATGGATAAGTTCGATGATAATACATGGAAGGCTACACTTGATGCAGTTAAAACTAAGAAAGATGTAAGAAAGTTCTATGTAGATAAAAATAAAGAGAGAGCACAAGCTACAACAGCTGTTGACGTACAACCTGTTGCTGCAGGTGGAGCAGTTGGTACTATGGTAAATGTATATCCAAATGGAATGGGATCTCAAGCACCTACACAAATGAGAACATTTGATCCTAGTGTATATACACCACCTATACAAGTAATAGATCAACCAAAGACGCTAACACCTATGCAAGTAAATACTGTAGTAGATGCTGCAAGATCTGTAGAAGAAGTAAAAGAAGTAGTTGGTACCCCACAGAGAGGAGTAACTGCAGTACAAGAAGCTGTAGTTACAAAACCTGAATTCTATAAAGGTGATACAGTTGTACAAGAAGGTATACTACCATCACAAAATGTAACTACTTCTGCACTTAATAATGAAGCATTAAAGCTATATGAACAAAGAAAAAATATGACTCTTGCATCAGCAAGTTCAACTCAACTTGGACATGACTATACTACATCTATAAATGGAATGATGAGTAAAATGGACGATATAGAACCAATCATGTATATAAACCAAATTGATGGTACTTACTATGTGAAGGCATATTATAAAGGTGAAGATGGAAAGGCTGATACAAGTAGAGAATATCCATATTTCAACCATCCAAGTCTTCTTCATATAGAAAACTTAGAAATGTCTCCATCTGGAGATAAGATTAAATGCTTTGCATACAGTAAGGGAATTCCATATAAGTTTGTGGATAATAATGACGATATGCCACAAGTATATAAGAACTATTGGAAACTTCCTGAATATCAAAACTACTACATACCTCAAAAGACACTAGAAAACTTTAGAAGATTGGGGATGAAGGCAAATGATAACTAACAGTATGATGAGTTGGGGAGAAATCCCTGACTCATCTTTTTTATTCCGCAAGTTTGATGAATTGAAATGGTATAATATGATAACAGATGATGATATTATTCGTGTTAATAATACTTTATATGATGTACTTGAAGAAGTGGATAATATAGATGCTGAGGATTATAAGAAAGCAAGACTTGTATTTATGTATATGAATGAGAATCCTGCATTTGCTTGGGTTATAAACTTAAATAAACGTGAATGTTTAGATTATTCATATATGCAAAGAGTTATTCCTTATTTATCTGATTATTTAGTAAACATGGATAATATTACTGCTGGAAGAGAAATATCTTTATTTATAGCAAAAGGAACATATGAAACACTAATTGGAAGTTGTGTAGATGTAAGATATCATACAGATAAGGATATAATACAAAAGATAGCTGATATAATGTTTGTATACACACATCTTCTTAGAATAGATAGTAACACTAGTGTACAAGATATGGATAGTATAGTATATGAAATGCTTGATAAAGTAGTAGATATATTAGATGAGAGCTTTATAGATCTTGGAATAGAGGAATTACTTGATGATTATATTCGTAATTTAAGGCATGATCCATCTGAAATAGAATATGATGAAGTATTTCAAGAAGAATGTGAATACATAAGGGATGAATTCATGAGTTACATACTAAACGTACTTAACTATGCAATGTATAGAGATTCTCCTATAATAAAAGAGAACTCTGATAGAATAACTACTCTACTTAGTAGATTTAAAGGAATGGAATATGATATTCTTCCTATACTTTCTACAATATTATCTTTTATATATAGAGAGGCTTTATTTACTATATCTTTATTCTACCAAGATCAAATAGTATATAAATATCATGATAGCTATGAGTTTACAAAGTTTATAAGATTTCTTTATAAAGATAACCTTATTAGTTATTAAATATTTAATATAGAACGAAGGAGGTTAGATTAAAATGTTTTATAAAGATGATTTTATTACATGTGGAAGAAGTTTAATTGAGGTAATAGATGAGGCTAGAGCTGAAGCTGGAAGAAATATGAGTATATCTGAGGACATATACAAATACTATAATGAACTTATGACTATATCTACTAACTACAAGTATGAAGTACCAAGTGGTTTTGAACGGCAACTAATAAGCTCTATCCTCAGCTATCCAATGTTAGCCTTGTATGCTTTTTTGTTACCTGCAAGATTCTCTAGGTTTTATGATAAACTTGAAAGAAGTCTACTTTGTGAGATTAATACTAACTATGATGGATCAATTACAAGATTTCTAGTAGATGTATTTAAAGAGATATCAAATAATACAAAGGATATAGATACCTTTATAATGACTGATTCTATAATATCTGAGATAGCTAGACATAATACAGATACGATTGAGTCTCTTGTTTACAATACAACTAGCTTTGAGATAAATACTGAAAGAAATATCTGTATAGCAATTATACATGAAACATTAGAAGAAATGAGATATATACACAAGGATATAATACATAATGCACCAGGTGTATTATCTAACTATATAGACATAGGAGACAGATACATTATGTCACAACAAGATGAAATCATTTATGATTTAATGTATTCTGTAGATGGAGCTATAAAGCAAAGTATTATTGATGGAACAGAGATTCCAGATATAGAAGAAACTATGGCATACTTTTCTGAAGATATTGAAATTAATATGGAAGTTGATGGTCTTACTGATAGTCCAGGTGAAATAGTAGAAGAAGCGTATTTTAATATAATAAATACGTTATTTGATATATTATCAGGAGAATCTATGGTAAACAGTATCTTAACACATTTATTTACATCATATGAGGAGTATGACATAAGAGGAGCACTACTTGATATATTTGAAGGATTTGAAGAAAACATAGGACTAATAGACATATTATGTTACGTCCATAGATCATTACAAAAAGTAGTATTAGATTTTAGTTAAAGGAGGTGTTTAAAATGCTTGAAGATGAGTATAGTGTATCAGCGTATCAAGTAAAGAAGCATATAGATAATAAGGTTAATGGGACATACTATATAAGAAAACATATAGAGAATATTGAAAGCAAGATATTTCATGGAATAGACAGAGGAGATTATGAAATACTTATAAAGGATCCAATTGCAATTTTATATGCACTACTGACATATAATGTTGATATAACTGATAATGATGATTTTATACTATTTAAAGACTATATACTAAATAGATACAGATACAAAGAACTCTATGATTCTATACACGAAATAGTTACACCACTATTCTTTGGACTTAGTAAACCAAGTATATACATCACAACTCATGTATGTTTAGAAGTGGTAAAGTATACATCGTCAAGTGAGATGCTTAATCATGTAATGTATAGAACTAACTGTGCTGATAATGAAAGATTAGTTTTAGAATTAGTACCACTCATTGCTGAGAATGAGATAGATGAATTCTTGGGTTCTGAATCTGTATATTACTTACCAGATATAAAGGAATATATGTCAAATAATGAGATTTATAATAATGTTTTAGAAGATAGAGAAAGTCATATAGAGTCCCTAGATGAGCTTAATATGTATGAAATAGCTTATTCCATTATGCCTAATCATATATGTAGGTATTTCTATGAACTTACAGTTGACACTATAAGATATTTCAAAGGTAGTTTACCACCTTCTTATAAGTTATTCTTTAAAGTATTTCTACGTAAAGCACAACTACTACATAAGGAGATGTATGATAAAGTATTTCTACTAGATAGGGATGAATTAGAGGATCTTGAGTATACATGTCGTTATATATGGTTTTATGCGTATGATACAGGTGTTATCTACGACTATTACATATCACTTAGTATAGAGGTATTTACATTTGAGTACTTTAAAGACAACCTACTAAATCATATTATCATAAACTCAACAACTTTGAGATCACTTAAAAAAGGAGAGGATTAAATGAGACACTACTGTACTATTGAAGAAGCTATATCTGAGATAGATGATAATGATGTAAAAAATATGTTAACTAAAACGTTTAAAACGTTTGGTTATAATCCAAATAAAGATTCAGTCGACAGTGTCGATGTTACTGACTTACCTAGGATAGCTGAGGGAATTATCCTAGGTGCTGTTGACATTTTAAAGAATGATGAAGGAGTAATCTATGCTGTTATGTCAGATTACTTGTACTTTATATTCTATCAAAGTAAACTATTTCCTACTATAAAAGGACTAAGTTCAATAAGTATTCAACTTAGAAGTTACTTTATGAAGTACTTACTTGATAAACAGATACCAGAGCTTATACTTATGAATATGGAGCAAGGAATATATCCTCAGTTTTATTCAGCTACAGTAATAAATGAGATAAGGAAGACACAGTTTTATAAGTTCTTTAATGAAGCTACACTAGATGAGATCATACATTCTGTTACACTTGGTTCAAATGATATAAATACAACTTCTATATGTGTAACTGTAATAGATGAGCTTATAGAAGACATACTTGCAAATAAAACTGATGATTGCTACGAAGAAATAACAGAACTTGTATCTAAAGCATACTTATTTAAAAGAACACCATCTTGGATGTATGATGATCTTGATTCTACATACAGAAAAGCAGAGATAACGGCAATATTTACGGTTGCATTTGGAAAAGAAGAAAAAGACATGCCTATTAAGTTTGATGAAGACTCTCTTCTTACTCATTCAGATAAGATATATAGACAAAATACAACTTCTCTTCTAAATGATATCGTAACTACATTCTCTGCACATACATCTGAACACAGAACAGAACTACTTGATAAATTCGTAGTTACCAATAGTTCGTTTCAAAAGACGTTTGATACGGTATTTTCTGACTATGTAAACCTATTTTCTTCAGAAGATATAATAACATTCAATGAAGGTGTAGCTGAAGAAGATGTACAAGATCAACTATACAGAGTTCTTCTATACCTTACTTCATATACTATCTGTTACATTATTATGGAATTTCTATGGATACTTAAAAAGAAGAACATAGCTCCTGTTACATACTCTCTTATACTAACTAATATAGTAAGAGAAATATTATGTTATAGAATTTATGAGGTGAATCCAACATGAACATTGACACAAGACCGTTCTTTCCCAAAGATTGCTCTATCGTAAACTATGATAGCAATCTATTTTTACTACATACACATTACTACAGGGATATAGACACACTATTTAACATCTATATAGATAAAACTACAGGAGTTTCTCGTCTTGAAAAACACGAGGCTCCTGAAGTGCCTGTTTTTATAGCAAGAAAAACACCAAAATACCCACAAGAATACATAAGTCGTGACTCTTGTGAGAGATACATGATTCCTTATTCTAGAAAGAATAAAGCAACTCGTGAACTTTTATTTGAAGGTAAACGTATTTACTTTAAAGATGAGTGGGGAAATGAGATGCAAAAAGTACTTATGCCAGATATTCCTTATAAAGCTGAGTACTTGCATCCAGGTGTATTTATGCTTGATGTTCCTATTGAACAGTGGGCTTATGTAGAGAAATCAAAGACTATGTATCACTACAACGAGAAAGACAAAGTGGTGGAATCTGACGTTACTATACCTGATATAAAATATGCATCATTTGACATTGAAACTTCAAAAGATGAGAACGATGAATGGTATATTAATATGAATACTTTTGTTGATGAGTATTCTAAAACAGCCTACATAGACTTTCCAGTATTCAAAGATGGTAGATATAAAAGACAGGACTATCTAATAGAGAATAAAGAGCAATTTGTAAAAGATTTAAAAGCTAAATTCCATGAAGTAATAGAGAATCTAGAACTTAAAGCAAATGAAAAAACTGTTAAACTTGTAAAAGATACATGTAGAGAGTTTATAGATACACTTGATATTAAAGTGAGACACTTTAAAGATGAAGCTACATTTATAGATGCTACAACTAAGACCATGTTTACAGAACATAAACCAAATATACTTATGGCATTTAATACAACATACGATATCGGAATGTTCCAAGAACGTATAGAAAAGCTAGGAATGCCTAAAGGTACATTTAATGAAAGAGGAATAGGCTACGATAACGTATCTCCTCCGTTTGCATCTACTAATAATAAAGACAGACTAGATCCAAAAAGATTTAAAGGAGATATATTCAATCCTACAGAACGTAAAGTTTACTTAAATAATATATCTCATACAATGATATCTGATTTTCAAACATGTTTCTACTCAAACAGACGTGGATCAAACTATTCAACATTCAATCTAGAAGATACAGCAAATAGAATAATTGGCTTTGGTAAACTTGATTACTCACATATATGCAATAACATACTTTATTTACCATATGAAGACTTCTATACACATGCAATGTATGCTCTTATTGACTCAATCTTACTTATTATCTGTAATAAAATAGGATCGGAGTTCTATAAGAAACTTATATTCGTTCAATTATCAAAAACTAATATAGAAGAAACTCCAAGTCCAAATATAGCTGTTATAAGAGCATATCAAACAGATGCCGCAGTTCTATCATCTGTGATACCTGGGTGTAATATAAATAAAGTATTGCTTGGAATGAAGATGGAAGATGTAGTTAAGGTATCTAAAACACTTAATATAGATTATACAAAGCAAAAACACACACTATCACAAAATGTATCTTATGGTGGAGGACTTGTTGCAGATCCTCTTCTTAAGAAGATTATGGATGACGTACTTAATGCCTTTCCTATACTCAAAGATGAAGCACATATAACTACATTTATGAAGTTTATATCTGTTCTATACCTAGATCTTAAGTCACACTATCCATTTACTATGTATACACGTAATCTAGCTAGATCAACACTAGTAGGAATTATAAATATGCTTGTAAATAAGTCTAATAATCAAATAATGAAATATACTGGATATATAAAGGGTGCATCTTTTAAGAATAGAGTGAAGTCTTTTGGAAATCTTAATGTTGCACTTATTAATAAAGATATAATTACTTATGCTAATATTGCAAATGGATTACCATCACTTGATGATCTTATTAAAGAATTTATGCATTTTGACTCAGAACCTATAATAAATACAGTTAAACCACTTGAATATACAACTGAGATAGATAAACCTACACTAAATGCATTTGGTAAAGTAAGATCAATACTTACATCAATAAACAGACTTAGAATAGATAAGCAAGAAGAGAAGTATATGGCAAAAGATGTAAAGCACTTCTTTATAAATGATGGTGAAATGGTATTTAATAATTCTTGCTTTGTAAGATACAACTATAGAAATAATATATTTACAGATGAAATACTAAACTTTATTCCAAATGTGGATAAATCTGTTCCACTATATGGAACTATTAGTAAGTCAACATTAACTCTATCTGATTCTAATTATAAAAAACCAAGAAATAAACCTTTTGAATTTCCAGAAGATTCAAAATGGTATCCAATAGATGAGGAAGAGCTTATAAAAATGGCAGATGCTGAAATATATCCAATCATAATGAATCTTAGAGATGGAATTAAAATCAGATCCGTTAATAGATCATTTTATTTCCCATTTGCTTATTGGGTAAAACAGATAGAACTTGCAAGGATAGGTAAGAAATTACCAAAGAAAGAACCAGAGATTTCAACACCAATATATCGTTACATAAAAGGTGAGGAAACTACTAAAATTCAGTTTCAATATAGTATCTATCATCCAGATCTTATTGCTCTTGATATAGATATCTATATGCAAATAAAAAACATTTAATTTAATAGGAGGTAGAATTATGAATTTTTCAGAAAAAATGAATGTATTCAGAAGAGTAACACAATCAAAACCAGAACCAGATGTAAGGACAGTTACAAACACAGTATTTCCAGCACTTGCTGGAGCAATGCTATCATCTGCAGAAGCAATGAGTTATGTACTTATAAAACAAGTACAAGAACTTGAAAATACAGGTAAATTTGATACACAAATGAGATTTTGGGTATGGAGAAACTTTAAGGTTGCTGTATTTAAATTAGTAGAAGCTTTTACAAAAGTAGCAAAGACTAATAGAGAGCTATTCTTAGAAGCTATATCTAATAACGGTATAGAAACTGTAATAGCTATGTTTATATGGACAGCTGAACCATCAGACAGAGATGCTTATGAAATGGTTGAGTTATTTATGGAAGCTATGACAGACTCTGAACTTAATAAAACTAGATATCCAATCGACTATCAAAAAGTATACAGAATGTTCCATTACTTTATAGACAAGTTTGGACTTCAAATACTAAGAGATAGATGTGATGAAAGAGATTCAGCAAGAATAATGGATGCTATTGAAGTTTATATGGATGGTATGTATGATAATGCAAAAGGAGAATACACATTACAAGAAATAAATAACTTTATAGTATCAAGATTTAAATCAGAAACATTTGAATGGAAGTACAACTTTATCCATTCAATATTCCTAGATACATTCTCTAAATAATAAAAACAAAGCCAAGTTAATGAAATAAATAATTGTTATAAGGAGAATAAATATGGCAAAACTAATGGCTAGAAATAACCTTTTTGTACCTACTTTATATCCTGCACTTGATATAATGCTTGGACAAAATGTAAGAAACCAGAAAACTGGAGAACTAATTGCAGCTGAACGTGGTTTTAGACTTGGATGGCAATATGTACTTGGAGCAAAACCAGGTATAGGTAAGACATCCCTATCTATAGAACTTGCTTCAGTTGCAATTAAACTTGGCTACCCAATTAAAAAGGTGATAATAGTTGATTCTGACTGCTCGTCACCGTCAACTGAAAGAATATCTAAACTAACTAAACTACCAAAAGAAATGGTAGATGAGTACTTTGAAGTTTGGGATATGAACGTAGTTGAAGATATTACAGATAGATTCGTAAGACTTTCAAATGAGTATTCTAAAGATAAAGAAAATCAAAAGTATGAGGAATTCGAAGATCCTTACTCAGGTGATATGATTAAAATGCGTCCATTCTACTTTGTAATAATGGATACTGTAACATCTATGATTGCTAAACGTAACTCAGTTGAATCTGTAAAAGATAAAGACTCTGAAAACGTAGTAGCAAATGAAGGTAATATGACGGCATTTCTTAAGTTATCAGGATTTGTAAATGACTGTACAAACTTCTTTGATGGAAATGCTATATGGTTATGGAACGTTCACTTAAAGAAGAATCAAAAAGAAATAGGTAAATATCAAGCAGAAAAAGAGTTTAAATCAGCTAACTCAGAATATAAACTTCATATGCCTGAAAGACTTAGGCAAAAAGCATCTGCAATTATGATTTACAATTCTATACAAGACAGTCAAAATCTTGACTCTCCTACACATCCTATTAATGCTTATGGACTTGAAGACATTAAGTCTAAATCAGTGTATTCTACAAGTATTATACTTAATAAATCAAGAACAGGAAATGAAGGAAGAACTCAAGCAAGACTTCTATATATAGATGGATCATTTGATATTGACATGCATGCAATAGCAACAGCACTTGATCTTGGAATACTTGAAAAAGGAAGTGGAAACTATCCTAACGGTCAAACTCCACATATATTTAAAGAAGATCCTGATGCTAAATATGAAAATGAAATAATGGGAAGAAGAATGAAGCAATCTCTTATGCTAAAGGGATATTCTCGTCCTACTAACATAATAGAAGCTAGACTTCTTATGAAGTATACTGGAGACAATCCCGAAGTGTGTAAAGCTAGAGACGAATTTATAGTAGCACTATATCAAAGACTTGAAGATGTATTATGGTATGAACTTGAAATAAACTCTATATCTGAAAAAGAAATGGAAACTTCTAAAAAGAAAACACAACACTTATTTAGCTTAATAAGAAATGTTACTAAAAAGACCGTTTTAACAGCAGATGAAATAGAGGAAAAGAAAGACGACATACCTACTACAGTATTTACAGTTGATAGTTCTGTTATGGACGATGCTCTAGTAAGCTAATCTAAAGGAGGTTTTAAAGTGGTACTTAGATATGTACAAGATGAAACTAAAGTTATAGTTAAAGCTGGTTCTGGTGATATGGAGCTTAGTAATGCTAACGTAATTGGAAATATGATATATGGTGATTTAAACGGAGAATACATTCAAATATGTACAGCTCCTGAACCAGATGGATTCTTCTATGGTATTTTCAATGACGGATCTAGATTACAAATAATCGGAACAGATAACTAAAACCAAATAACCTGGGGCGAAAGCCTCAGGTTTATTTGTCCGCAATCTATAATAACTTAATATAAATAGGAGGTAAAAATGTTTAAGAAAAGAGAAGACAAAATTAAAAAATTATTATTAATTAAAGGTGTTAAACTTGTGTGCATTGCAATTGAGGGTCCTGACTGTATAGGAAAAGGTACATTTGCTAAGAACTTACATAAGTATTTAAAGAAACATGTAAGTGAACTTAATACAGATAAGAGAAAATTTGCTAAACCAATATTAGTTTCTTTCCCTGATTATAATGAACCTTTTACTGGACAAGAAATAAAAGACTATCTTCATTCAGATGAACCTATTCAATGGATGCTTAATGATCTTATGATTGAAAATAGATATAATGTATTCTATAAGATTATGGTAGATATATTAGATTCTAATGATGAAATATATAATCCTAATATAGAAAATGGAGAAGAAACTATTCAACTTGTAGTGTGTGATAGATCAGTATTCTCTGCATGTAACTATACAACTGTAAAAAATATACTTAGCTATGCTAAAATTAGAGCAGGGAAGAAAGATATTGATGGTGGTTTAACTGCTATGGAACTAGTTAAATCTACACTTGAATATGCATCTAAAGAAAAAGATGTTAAAATTTATCAAGACTACTATGGTACTAGAATTAAAGCTACTGATACAAATAACTATGCTAAATTTAAAAAGTACATAAATGAATATTCTCCTGAACTATTCTCATTTATATCTAGTAACACAAGTGATATGTATCATATGTCATGTATATTTGACGGAGACTTCAATAGAGGTATTCCAGTTCCTGATTTCTTAGTTCAAGTAAATGAAGACTTTGATGATCCTAGATCAAGAGAAGCACATAAATTTACACAAGATGCAAGAGCTGAACAAAGAGCTAAGGATTCTAACGAAAGTGATGAAGAATTACAAGATGCAGTTGCTATGGCATACTATTACTACAGAAACATCTACAGTGGAATAATTGAAGCTACATGTAAGTTTGACTTAGGAGAAAAGAAAGATATGTTTATTCCATTTGGTACAAACTTTGGAAATGAAAAATATGAAGAAAAGATATTTGAAATTCTAAAGAATGCATCATATGAAACAGTTGTAAGAGACATAAAAGAACCAGACGCTGATGAAATAGATGAAGACGAAATACCATTCTAGTAGAGAAAAACAATCCTTTGGAGATAGGCAATACAATAACTCAAACTAAAGGAGGGGTTATAATATGGAATACTTACAAAACGGATTCACTTACTTACTTAATAAACCTTACGGTTGGGTATTATTAGTTGTAGTAGGAGCTGTAATAGTTATTTCTGTTGGATTTGGTGTAGGGCTTGCTCAAGTTAAGAAATACATCAAAACTGTAGGAAGACAAGAAGTTCTTGATGCGAAAGCCAAAGGATATACAGTATCTCAAATAGTTGACACAGCTGTTGAGAGAACTGTAGCTAAAGTTAAACAAGTTCCATCTAAACTTGCAAAAGTTGTAGTTGGAATACTAACTTCAAAATATATACTTTCAATAATTAAAAAAGGCATTACTAAAATAGTACATGCTATATCTGAAGACGAAGTTAAAGCTGAAGTCAAAGATGAAGAAGAAAAATAATACATTAAACTAAACTATCTCCAGTTTAATACATGTATAGTACATCTGATCTTAATTGGTTAGATGTACTTCTTTTTCTTTTTTTTCGCATTCTTGTTAATACATAATTACATATAATAATGTGAGTTAAGTACTCAATAATATAAATTTTTAGGAGGTATACAAAATGGAAACTATGGTTTATGAAATTGGTTTAGTTAGAGGTAGGCATGATATTCCTGGTATAACTGAATATGTGTTTGATGGAGAAATAGAAGATCCAAGTGATATTCTAGGTATTCAAGATATAGCATATCAAAGTATAGGAAACATTCCTATAAAGTATACAGATATCAAGTTATATGTTACAGGATTAACTCCATGTCTTGTGGAAGTTATAAATGTATGTAGATATTTTAAATTTAAACTTATCTTAATGCATTATAATCCTAAAACTAATAGCTACTATGAACAAGAGGTTTTAATGTAAAGAAAAGAGGTAATAATATGAAGAACTTTATTAAGGTATTTTTACAAAGTTTATTTATAGGTATTATAATTTGTGCAATTATAATGCCTAATAAAATGCTTAGTATGTTTTTATAAGAGGTGAATATTATGATGATGTCTGATAAGGTGTTAGTTGTACTTGCAATAGCAGTAGCAATACTGTCTATATTGCACTATTTGTATTAAGAGGTTGAGATATGAATTATGTATGTGATTGGGTTAAAAAGGTTTTGTATATAGCAGGTGCTATATATGTAGTTATATTATTACTTGGTAAATATGTTATATTAAAATAGGAGGTATTAAAAATGAAAAATGTGAGTATATTAAATGAAATGGTAAAAGAATATGGTGTAAGAGATCTATTTGAAAGTTTGACAGATGATACATTAAGAGAGAATACGAAGGTTATTTTTAAAGATCAACTTAGAAGACTTTGTATTATATTAGGTATAAAAGTTAAGGAAGACTATTATGATGATACTGTTAATAACATAACAAAAGTCTTCAATGACTTTAAACCAATATACAAAGAGTTATTTTCAAATGAACATCTTAATATGATCTCAACACCTGATGGTAAGAGTAAACATACTGAGTATGTAACAAAGAATATTCTACTTTATTCTGTAAAGATACTTGATGATTCTGATAGATTATGGTTAAAGCAACAAGAATACAGCTTTATAAAATTGCTTTACGGATTACTAGAACTATCAAACAGTTCGTATACAGATAGTGCAAATAGAGCTTTCAAAGGAGCTTCTGGTGTTTATAAAGAATATGATTTAGTAAATAACTTTAACAAGAGTAACTATAGAGAAGATTTTAAGTATGACATGTATTATAAATTTATCAAAAATAGAGCTAAATATATATTCATGCAAGCTTTTGTAAACAGTGAAGAAATAGCTGATAAGATTTCTCTTGTTGATTTCATTGAAAATCAATACTATAATACAGAAGATGTAGCAGAAGTCATTGGAGACATAATAGCAAGAAGAGATATTCTTGTATACACAAATGATACTCCAGGAAAATATGCTAATCTAAACTGTGTTATAGTGAATAATAAAAATAAAGAT